CTGAACCACAGAACAGACGTACCAACCGGGGGGGGGGGCGGGTTGCGGATCGCTGCGCGTGCGGTCAGTCCCTAGGAACCTACTGATATAACCCCATTTCCTTCCTCTGTTACACATCCCCAGGGGGGGGGAGGGTTCGAAATCCTGTAATACCCTAGAAGGTACCCGTCTACTACAAGATGCCTGAATCTGCTGGAGCACTCACCCTTCGCTACGCCCAGGGTCAGGTCTTCAACAGCCGCAAACGCTTCAGAGTGCTGGTAGCAGGCCGCCGCTTCGGCAAAAGTTACCTCTCATGCATCGAATTATTGCGTGGGGCGATCGAAAGGCCGGGCGAAACCTTCTTTTACGCGGCCCCCACCTACCGGATGGCGAAGGACATTGCCTGGAAAGTCCTAAAAAAGCTAGTCCCGCGACCCTGGATCAAAAGCAAAAACGAAACCGACCTGAAGCTGGAGCTAGTGAACGGCTCGACGATTGAGCTAAAAGGCACTGAAAACGCCATGGCCCTACGCGGCCGTAGTTTGGCTGGCGTGGTACTCGACGAAGCAGCCTTCATGAGTGCCGACGTCTGGTTCGAAGTCATCCGCCCCGCCCTCGCGGACAAACAGGGCTGGGCCTTATTCATCTCCACCCCCGATGGCACGGCTAGCTGGTTCTACGAACTGTGGCAATACGCAGATAGCGGCGACGAGAACTGGAGCCGCTGGCAATTCACGACGATTGACGGTGACAACGTTCCACCAGAAGAAATTGAAGCCGCCCGAGGTCAACTCGACGCCCGCACTTTCCGCCAAGAATTCGAAGCTTCGTTCGAAAATCTCAGCGGTCTCGTTGCAGTTTCCTTTGGAGACGACAACATCAGCACCGAAGCCGAGGACATTTCCGTCCTCCCGCTACTGCTCGGCGTCGACTTCAACGTCGACCCAATGTCCGGCATCTGCGCAGTCCGCAAAGACGACACCCTCTACGTCTTCGACGAAATCATGCTCACTGGTGGCGCGACAACCTGGGACTTTGCGGAGGAAGTCACCCGCCGATTCGGCGTGGATCGTCGCGTGATCGCCTGCCCCGACCCCACGGGCGGAGCCCGCAAAACCAGCGGCGTTGGCCTTACCGACCACAACATCTTGCGCCGCAGCGGTTTCAACGTCTCCAGCCCCAAAGCCCCCTGGAAAATCCGCGACAAGATTACCTCCGTCAACACCGCTCTTCTGGACGCTGCTGGAACACGTCGCACAATCATCCACCCGCGCTGCAAGGAACTCATTAAGTCCCTCCGCACGCTGACATACGCCCCCGGAACCGGCCTCCCCAACAAAAACCTAGGCGTCGACCACGCCTTCGACGCCTTCGGCTACCTCTGCCTCCAACAATTCAACCTTGCCAACATCGGCACGATGGGCCAAACCAACTACCGCCTCTACTAACCGCCCGTAGACTGATACAAATACCCCTCTGCCATGGCCAAACAACCAACAAAAGCGGAGAAAAAGGTCTCCAAGGTCATGCGCGAATACAGCACTGGCACGCTTAAGTCCAGCTCGGGCAAAAAAGTAACGAGCCGCGACCAAGCAATCGCCATCGCGCTAAGCGAAGCGGGCAAATCCCGCCCCAAACCCACCAAAAAAGGCAAGAAATAGCCATGGCACCCAAGAAAAAGGGCCTGTACGACAACATCAACGCTAAACGCAAGCGCATCGCCGCTGGCTCAGGCGAAAAGATGCGCAAACCAGGCAGCAAGGGCGCCCCAACCGCATCAGACTTCAAGAAAGCAGCTAAGACTGCCAAAAAACCGAGGAAATAACCATGGCCGCCGTAGCAATCACCGCCCTCGACCGTTACACCAACCTGCTGGAGTTCACAGGCGCCAACCTCACCGCTATTGACGACTGGCTCGAAACCCCCTGCCACTCCAGCAGCTACACCTTCGCCGCGACCGTCACAGGCGGCGCCAACTTTTCCCTCGCCCTTGAAGCTAGCTTCAACGGAAATGGCAACTGGTTCACCATTGACACCAGCAAAACCATCAACTCCAACGGCCAATACGTCTACTTCTACGACGGCAAAGCTGCCGCCAAGGTCCGTATGCGCATTGCTTCTATTTCCTCTGGAACACCAACGGTGGTCCCACACATTGCTGTTGCTTATCACGGCTAATGGCAATCCAGACAGTGAATGGCGGCTGTATTCACATCGAAATCGACGCTGAAGACGGCCTCACCCACGCCACATTCGTTTTTAAGACCCCACAAAACCCCGAAATCATCGGCGGTTTTGTCACCATGTTGACCCAAGGCATCGAAGTGCTGGTGCCTATCACCGACCCCGACGACGAGGAGGACGACGATGATTGAGTATCGCGG